AAGGTAAAAGGTTGGCCAACAAATTTCATAAGAAATAATGCAGTATCGGTCCATACATAAATTGCATCCCTACCTTTGATTGCTCCCATAATTTTAGAACCATCGGCAAGTCTTTGTGTGCCTGCGGTATTGTTTGCTTTAACTGTGTATGAGTCTGTTTCATCAATACTTTCTTGAGAAGAAAATCTTATAAACATATCATCTTGTGTTGTGTCAGTTCCAACTGTTGTTTCTGTTCCTAAAAATACTAAGTGTCTATCGGGTGTAGATACTAAAACATGTCTAGATTTTGTAGGAGCATTAGCCAATATAGTGGCCCTAGTAGAAACAGCTGCAGCTCCTGCAGCATCCCATTCAAAGCAAGCACCATTATATATTAATGCAATTAATTTTGTTCCATAGTTATCTAATACCCATAAACCAGGATCAATTGTAAAGTCAGCGTTAGATGGGTCACCCCAAGCAACATACTCAGATATGTTTGTAACCGTTGCTCCTCCACTATGTGTAGCTTTAGTGGTTCCGTTAACTCCTCTAGCACCACCACTTAAAGTATTAGTAGAAGTATTATTAGCTGTAAAACTTATATCTTCTGTTCCTATTCTAATTTCTCCTGATGATGGAAAAGCTGCTGAGTTAGCTAGTACAATATCGGTTGTTGTTAAATCTGATATAGCTGTTGCTAAAGTTGTAGTTGCTGCCCCTAAAGCTGTACCACCAAATAATCCTGTACCCCAACCATAACCACCTAATTGTTGTGAAGGTCCTACAGTATAATAACATAAGACAGAAGTGCTGTTACCATCACTTGTAGTTAATGGGGTTCCTGATTCCTGAGTATTCATTGTAATTTCAAAAGTAGTTGCTGTAGGAATAGCGGTCACCATAAACTTTTCATCTTCAAAAGTAGAATTACTATAAGTTGATCCAGCAGGCACTCCTGACACACTGTCAAACATAACAATATCGTTTTGAGCTAACCCATGACTACCAGTGCATGTAACTGTAACTGTTGTTGATGATGAGCTACTTGAAAATTTTGCGCCTGTTAAAGTAGTTCTAAGTGGATGAATGTCATAATACACTCCTCCTGAATAAACATATAAAATTCTATTAGTTCCTATGGCAGCGTATTTAATACCAGCATTATCGTCCCAATGATGAATGGCTCTAGCTGCACCAGTTAATTTATCGTCACCTAACTGAGTCCAACCACCTATTTTTTCTGGGGTACCGTATCTAAATCTAACATTGTCACCATCAAACCATTGGCCTTCAGCCCCGGTCTCTGTAACCTGTTTGTTGAATCCTGGTAAAAAACCTAATTTTTGTAGCATATAACTCCATAATATTATGACTTCACAAATGAGGGAAGTCCTAACATCGGCCTTTTGTCGAACCTATTTTTTTCAGCAAAAGGACCATTTACATGGTTATAATGAAGAAATACTTGTCCGCAAGTATTACCTTCAAACGGTTCTCTCCAATGCTCTAATTCACATCCACTATATACTAGCATATCGCCAACATCAAGTAGGACTTTAGTGCCTTTGGGAGCGTTAGGTTTATGTATATTTTTATACTCATCTATTACTGTGTCTTGGCCTGTGCCATCTATAAATATAGGCCAAGGGTCACCCCCTAAATTAAGGGTAGTTGAGACTTCGCAACTAGGTCGGTCTTTATGTCTTTTTAAAATATCTCCTTTTTTATAGGCTCTAGCATAAGAATAAGTAGGTATTAAATCTAAACCTGTCTGTTGCTTCATTACAGGAAGCATTTTAATCATAAGAGTTTCCATTACAAAATCTGCATAACAAGAATATGTATTAGGCACCTGTTTATCGGTCCATGTTCCCAGGATAGAAGATTGTGAATGTATATTATTTTTATACATAAAATTTACAGCATCTCTTTTAAGAAGAAAATAATTAAATATAAAATTAGCCGTTTCATAAGATAAAGCTTTCTTTATTACTTGATATTTATGGTCTCTAAACATTAAATCCTTTCTGTATAAAATTAAAACTTACAGATATTCTTATATCATTAGATTCGTTAGGGTCAACACAATGCCACAGCCAAGCTGGAAATATAATTATTCTACCTTCCAATGGGTCTACTCGAACTTCTCGCCACAAGTGAGGAGGTGGTTCTCCTTGTTTTCTTCTTGGCATAACCATATGTGCCCCAGATCTTGGGTCGTTAAATATTATCTGTCCAGAATTTTTTGGTGCTTTAATATAGTACACTCCACTAAAATGACTATTAGGGTGTAGATGTGGCCTATTGTATCCTCCAGGTGGGTTTATATTAGCCCACATATTCCCCATAAGAGGTTCGCTATCTAACCACTCTTCTTGAAATATTTCATTTTGCATTTTAAATAATTCATCAACTAAAGGTTTAAACATTGGTATTTCGTGCATATTGGTTTGACTATGCCATCCATTCATATTAGTTCTTTTAATTCCTTTGTCTCTATCGGCCCAAGCAAGAACTTCTTTTTCAAGAAATCTGTTATCTAAGTTAACATCTTTAGCATAAATAATAGTTGGAAAGTATGCAGCCTTAATCATCATTTAAAAGGTGTTCCTCCAAACCACATAACTAAAGATTTTCTGTTGCCACGTAAAACGGGTGTAACTCTATGTCTTATAAAAGAAGCAAAAAATATAGCATGACCTTGTTTAAGTTTTGTAGTTCTACCTTCAGACATCAATTCTAAATCACCACCTTCAAATTCAGATTCAGGAGATAACAAACAAGTCATAGATATTTTTCTAACCGGTGGTTCATGGTGCATGTTTACATCATTATCCACATGCCATTCATAAAACCCACCTTCAGGGTACTCTGTATACTGTCCATATTCTGTTAATGTCATTCCATCAAAACCAAAATGATTACCATTTGTTGTTTTCATTATACGTTCTATATCCCTATACATGTCTGCCATTTTTTTAAATGGTATCCAACTAATATGCGAAGTTCTAGTTTTAGTATCAATTCTTCCTCCCTTAGTACCTTCTTTACTTCCAACTAGTGCATCTTGTTTTGGTTCGGCTCTTCCTGCTTCAATAATCATTTGACATTGTCGAGGTGTAAATATTGGGTTAGTAGTTTCAACTATAAAAGATCTCCATTTAGGTTCTGTTATCATATTAATATCCGTATTCTACCCATCCAGTTATTATATATTTATCGTTTGATAGAGGAGGGTTGCCTCTATGAACGTGTGTAAACTGTGATGGCCAAACCAACATAGTATTTTTTTCAGGTTTAAAACGACATTTCTGATATAAAAATTCTGTTTCTCCCCCTTCGGCTACATCGTTTAAGTATACCATAAAGGCTAAAATTCGGTTTCTAGCTTTCATCTCTGCATTTTCACAATGCCAAAAATGATAACCTTCACCTACCTTAGTCTTCTGTATCTTAACTTCTAGTATATTATGTGTAGCTAGTTTTTTTAAAAAAGAATATTTTTGAACATATAGTGGGTACACCTCTTTAAAAAACATATCTATAAAAGGTTTATTGTTGTAAGTCATAGGAACATTAGTATCTCTTATGGTATCTATAGCATTATCCGATACTAACATCTCATCTACTTGCCTTGGATATACTGCACCTTGTTGTTCACATTTATTAAAGTAATTTAAATAATTTTCTATTAATTCGTTTGACATAAAATTTTTAAATAAACCAATATGATTGTCTATGTAAAATTGTTTTTCCATTAATTAGCACCTCTGTTTCTAATAGGGTCAAACTCTACATCCATATTTGCAGCCAAAGTTCTTCTACTCTCATTAGTTCCATTAAAAGGATAAACGCAGTGTCTCATATCATAGGGAAATATATAAAAATCTCTAAGATTCATAGGTGGTTGATAATCTATTTTTGCAAACTGACCATTAGCTGCACCTAGTATTTGTAGTCTGCCGTTTTGTTGAACTCCCTCTGCAGAATATTCTTTACCAAAAGTAGATGGTAATTTTAAAATCATAACACTAGATAAACCTGTAAATAACATACCTCTATGCACGTGAGCAGGATTGTATTCGTGTTGTTTCATTTCATTAACCCAAATAGAATTAAGATGTATGTTATAATCTCTAATTTTATTAAACGCTAAGTAATGTTTAAACATTTCTATAAAATAATTTGTCACATCTATTGGTAGTTTATTATGGTTTTTCATTTTAGTTTGATCTTTACCATGATAAAATAAAGAATGTTCGTTCTTTATCTTACCTACTAGTTGACCATTAGCAGGTAATAAATTATGAAAGTTAGATTCATAAATATAATTAATAGAATTAAATATATCTAGTGGAACTTGGTACTTTAAAATCGATTGACCTAAAAATACAAAATCAAACTTTGGGCTTATCATGCTGGGTAATCTGTTCTTTCTCTTTATAACTGCTTTCTAGTTCACCAGATTTTTTAATTCTTTGTAGTGATTGTAACTGACCCATTACATTAAATATTTCTGATTCGCTAGAATTTTGATTTAATGTTTTTGCTTTTTCATGATACTGTAAGCCATAAGATTCTAATTGATGGACATTAACGTCTTTATCATTAAAGGACCCATCGTTAAACTCACCTTTTAATTTAGACCACATTTTAATCTCACGCATTCTATGTTTTGCAACTTTTTCCATAGAGGCTTTTGCAAATCTACACTCGTCTAAATCTATTTGATATTTAGTAGCTTTATATTCATCTTCTTCTTTTTCAACTTTACCTTCTAACCATTTAATCTTTGCTTCGTTTCTTCTATAGTCAAATGATAATGTCATTAAGTTATCTAAGTATGATGATTGTTCTCTAACACATTGCCAATACTTAGATGCTTTAGTTGGATATCTATTATCTTGAAGTACAGAAAATCGTGCTTCTGTTTCTGTTCGAAACATTTGTTTTTTAGTCCAAGTGTCTCTTAATTCATCTACCATGCCTTTAAATGATGACAGATCTTCTCGTGTTAATAAATTATTTAAATGAGGCTCTTCACCTTGTATTACTTCTTTAACGTCTTTTTTCATAGCTTTATTCCTTTATATTTAAGTCTTATATATACTATCTAAAATATATTACAAGTCTTAAGAAGCACTAAAAGTAGTTGTTACTGGAGACGCAGAACTCCACGCTTCTGTTGCTGCTGTATGAGGTGGAGTATCTCCACCAAAAGCAAGTGCAGATGTATTATTAGTTACTCCTCCAGATCCTCCTCCAGATCTAGCAGTGTTTAAATCAGCAACTTCTGTCCAATTAGTTCCATTCCAATCTTCTGTTTCTGCAGCATAACCTGGAGGACCCTTATAGCCTCCAAAACCTAAACCTGATGTTGAGCTTCCTGACCCAAACATCTGCCATCTAGCAGTGTTTAAATTATTTACTTCCGTCCAATTCGTTCCATTCCAAGTTTCTGTATTTGCAGTTGCACCAGGACCATCTCCACCAAAAACTATTCCAGCTGTTGTACTTCCTGCACCACCATTAAGATATCCTCTAGGGTCATTTAAATCGTTAACTTCAGTCCAATTAGTTCCATTCCATATCTCTGT